ACCCTTATATAGAGCTTCATCCATATACATTTGTTCTACAAAATCATGTAGAGTTTTTGAACAGTTGATATGAGCATGATCGTTTTCAAAATTATTTGATTGAAACAAACAAAGCTTACCGCCAAAACTTTCATCAGTCCATGGATACATATGTTCCATTGAAGTATTAATGATAATGTCAGACCTGATTCTTTTCATTCTGTGCATTTCCCAATTCAAATCCATTTGAAAATGTCTAATGTTATGTTTTCCATGAAGTTTACCAGCGTAAATTAAAGCACCTTCATCAAAGTCAATCATGTTAATTCGCGTATGAAAACCCCACATGTATTTGATCAATGGAACAAAAATTGTGCCGTACCAAGATCCACAAATAGTGAACTCAGGATCACCATCTATTTCTGGAGCATCAATCATTTGTAAAGTTTCGAGAGCCCAAGTTTTTGCAATCATTTGATTTCTAGAATAAGAATGTGCGAAATCTGAAGCTCTATGAGGTTCTCTGTATAAAATATCTTCCATTTGTCTTGACCATTCCCACACTGGAATAGGAAATTTGTCCATCAAATAGCTACTCATATTTTACCTCTTCTTACCATCTCTACTACTCTTGCGCTACAAATACTATGAGCATCATCAATTAACTCAGAATCATGCATTGAATAGCCTTCTCTGATAATTTTTTTAGCCTGTCCATAAGTCATGGATCCAGTCTTTGTCGATTTCGTCTTGCTTTGTTTGGCTATAGTCGAACAAAATAACTGGTGTTTCTCTGTATTCTTCATTACAATTCCAATATGAATATGCATTTCCAGTTTCAAATAACTGGTATTCATGCCTGTTTTCAATATAATTATCGATTCCTTTATACAGGAATAGAATTTTTTCTCTATATCTATTAAAGTCTTCCCAAATATGATTTTTTACAGTAGATTGATTCCACGATAAAACACTTGAATTGATTGAACAATATTTGTATTCATCTCCAAATGTAATTTTTCTCAATCCTTTTAAATCTATCCAGTCAGTAAATAGAAATTTCATATGTTCAGATGGATCATTAAATACACTCAGATCACTTTGAACAATCATATCTAAGTCTAGAAATATTCCTTCTTTGACTTCGAATTCACCATCAAACAGAACCATTTTGTTCCACCATTTTTCAAGCCCTAAATCAGGCAAGTCTATGATGCGAACATTTTTATCGATTCCAGTTGGGTCTTCAGTTACACAGTGTAAAATAAAATCTGTGTGATAACGCTTGAGCATACCATAGAGTTTGTTAACAAACTCAGCAGAGTAGCGCTTTCCCCATTTTAAACATACAAAATTCATTATAAATACTCTATATTATTTATTGTCATGCGAAATGTACACCATATAAATTTTGATTTTGATGAAAAAGCGCTGAGAAAAGAGTGCTTTGAAATCGTGCAATGGGATAAGTACACAGACGATAGATATCCTGATGCTGAAAAATCATCTTTTGAAGTAGCATATGATCACACCCATAAATTGCCTATTGCTTTGAAAGAGTCTCAAAGGTTTATTGAGTATTATGGCCTTGAAAAGTATTCTCCTAAAACATTATACCATAAATTGCTAGCAAATTCTATTTTGACACCTCATATTGATGATCAAGTTCAATGCGCTATAAATTGTTTGTTACATGACATAGATACTTACAATGCTAGTGTAATGTTTTTTGATGATCAAGGTGTAGAAAAATGTCAATATCACAAAGCTATTTTAAATGTATCAAATACGCATGGCGTAAAGAATGGACCTTATGATAGATATATGTTTAAACTTTCATTCTATGATTTATCATTTGAAGATCTTTGTGACATAATAAATAAAAAGAGGTAATAAAATGTGGGCTTCTAAAACAACTATGACTGTCGATAGAGATGAAGGTCTTGATGAATCAGGATTTGGTCTTCATATCTATTCGCATTTTAACAAAGAGCAATTAGCTGAAATTCTAAATTGCCAACAACCTTTTGTTGATGATGGAACATTGCTTTTCTTTCTAAGAACACTTGATTCTTCAGGCAATGATCATGGCGATTTTGTAATGAAGACTTGGAGAGTCATGAAAGATAAAAAGTCGGCTCGGAAAATGCAACAAGTGGTTGCACCTATCATTACTGCAGGTATTGATAGCGGTATGGGCAATGTTGACTTTGAAATTTACGAACTTTCTTACGACGATTTTGTAGACTTGCAATCTCAATCAGGCACAAAGTATTATTTTGCTGGCTTGGCTGATGTTTTGGACGAATACGAATAAGTTTTTGGATCGTTCCAATTCTTTTCTTTTTCATTTCTATATTGCAGAATCTTTAACTGATTTTCATGTGCTGCAGCCATGATTTTAAGTTTGTTAAGGCTTTTTTTCGGATAGTGAAACTCATCAAAAACCGGTTTTGAATCCCATACGCTCATCAATAAATGATAGCGATCTTGATCAGATCTATTTTGAATTTGATGTCTATTATTTACCCACATCACATAGGCTGACCCATCAGCTGGTAAGTGAACTTCATCTATCATATTATCATCTTCATCATAAGTAATATGAACACATTCTTCATTTGTTATGATAGGAATATGAAGTCTTAAAGCATATCTTCCAGGCAAAGCATCTGTGTGAATTGTACTTTCACCTCCTGCCTGAAGTACAGTGAATCGAGCTCTTCTAGGATTCATACCAAGCTCATCAATTTTATCTACAATTTCTTCGATATAATTTTTGCAAATTTCTGTTTTATGTTTGTAATTAAATTCATGGTGAATTTTATTATCATGAGCTGATTGGAAGTCATATCCATCTTTGCTAAATGCTAATTGGCCACTTACCATACCATTTTGCCAATTGCCATTACCAGTGAGCACACCCCATCCGCCAAATTTACTACCATATACTTCACCTTGAATTATTGGATCACCAAGAGTTTTGACATCATTTTCAAACTCATAACGTAGTCTATCAATATCAATTTGTAAATCTAGCTTTTTTAACCAGGTAAAACGCTGTTCGTCCAATTTGTATACATCCTATCTTTTGGCTTTACTACTGAAACAAGGTGACTTCGATGTATTGGCTCACCTAGCCACATACTTTTTCCTGACATATTTGCAAACTGATGAGCTACAGCACCTGTGTTACAAATGTAAATACTACCATCAGCTGGCAAGTAGTATGGTTTTTCTTCGAACCACATAATGTTATATTTGTTCGTGTATGTAGGTAAATGAATTCTACAAGCTTCTTCATCTATATGATTTGGCGCTGAATGGCCTGAATAAGTTCTTAAAATTCTTGTTCTAAAAATATGTTGTTGCGGAAATTTTTCGTCTAGAAAATCAAACCACTTTTGCCATTTTTTGCCTACATCATTTAAATCACTTCTATCCAAAGCTCCATCAAGACGTCCTGCAAACATAGAAACTTCAAATTTAGGATTATCAGAATCTATTTTTCTTAAACCGCCGTATTCAATTCCATCAGCATATGGATTTTTTTGAGCGCCATGTTTTTTATTGTATTGCAATGATAAAGCGTCATAAGTTTCGGTATCATCTTTTTTATAGAATTCATACTCATCTACTGTTTCTCTGTACAGTGTTCTAAAATATTCAAGATCTAAGTCTGTTTTAATTTTTAGCACATGAAAATATGGTTTTGTTTCCAAAACTTCATTTGCTTTTTCAAAACTAATTATAGGAATGTTTGATTTTATCATTTTCTTGTCGTTTTATATCCAGCTGTTTTCAATCCTGCAGGTTGAGACGCATAAGGATTAAAAGATGTAATCTTATTATGCATTGTAAGACAAATCTCTTCTACGTCTACGTATGGAGGTTGAGCAATAACCCACTCAACTACATCTGCAATATATTCAGGTGGTATTGGAAAAGTAGAATTGTATGTTACTTTGTCGTAATCTTCAGGAATATTTTTATAGACATCATCCATATCATTCATACCAGAACGAACCACACTTGGTATAATGCTGCAAATATGAACTGGTCTTTCTTTGTTTCTTGCATGCATTCTTACAAATTCCAAAAAAGATTTTTTACTAGCATAATAATTAGCTCTTTCTCTACCCATGTCTGGATAACCAGCAAGTCTAGAACCAAAGCTGTTCATATTAATTATATGCCCTCTCATCATTTTTTGATAAAAGCCTTCAAATAAATGCATTGCAGCAACAACATTTAAAGTCATTGTGCTAGTGATATCGCTCATAAAAGCACCAGCATTATTTACAAAAATATGAGGCACATATTTGTTAATTAGATATTGACGAAATTCTTCATCCATCAAATCGCCATTTTCAGTCATATCACCTGTTCTAGCAACAGTGATGATTTCATATTCTGAGTTTTCAAACTTTTCAGCAATAGATTTACCAATACCACTACTTGCGCCTGTGATAAGCATCTTTTTAGCCATGACGAAGTTTCCTTACTAATTCATTGTATTCAATTTTATACTCTTGACTGTACCAACCATATTCTTTTTGCAGCTCTGGTCTTAGCTGACTATCTAAGTGTAGTAGCATTTCAAAACCATCTTTTTTATATTTTTGCATCAAATTAGGAAAATACTTTTCATAGATTTGCAGTTTCGTGCTTGTGTTACTAAGTTTACCCCAGTGTTGACACTCAACAAGTTCTTTAGTTAAATTTTCTTCTAAAAATGCTAACATAATTTCTGGAGTATATTGAAAGAAACCAGGAATAGCCATAATGCCTTCGCGTTCAGCAAATCTATACCAAGAATTAATTTTTTCTCTTTCATAAAAATACCACGGAGCTGTTTCATAATCATTTTTAGAATTTCTAATGATTTGTCCATCCTTGTAGTCATAGTATTGTTTTACATTTTTGTGTGAAATATAACATTCACCCATGCCCATTACCACAACACCACCTTTAAGTTGCTGCATAAGCCACATATGAGGCAGCATTCTTGGTGTAATACACTGAGAAAAAGATGCATATAGCAAACCTTTTTCCATAATGAATTTTTCAGCGTCTAATTCATGAATTACATAATCTAGATTATTTCTTTCACAAAATGTAATTGCATGAGCTATATCATGTAAATTTTTATGATTATCATAAACCATAATATGGATGTTAATAGGCAAATTTTGATCTGTAAAAGACCTTACCATCATCTCGCTTTCAGACCCACCGCTAAACATAAGGTCTACACTGGCATCTTTCATAATTGAATAATCAAATATTTTTCTTGCGACATCATAGCATTCTTCAAGAAAACTATTTGGTTCTCTTTCAATTTTACCAAACTTCGTCATATAGACATCGCGTTCAGATTCTCTTTTATTGAACCATTCTCCATTGTAACCATACTTGAAATGGTTTCCATATGTAAATTCATGATCTAACATAGTATACTCTTTTCTTTCAATTTGCTAATATCTAAATGTATCTTTTCTTTATCTTCACTTAAAACAAAAAGACCATTGCATTTATTTAAAACGTGTTCCACTCTTTTAAAAGATCTTTTTCTAAATTGCTCATAGTTTACTACAAGGTTTTCCATCTTTTTCTTTTTATCTTTTACAACTCTTGGCGAAACTAACCAATTTGTTACAGGAACTTTATCTTTAGGCATATTATTCCAATTTTCTTCTAAAGACTTTATGTCATCAAGAGAATACCAAGTAGTATCCATATCTTTAGATGTCCATTTATATAATAGCTCAAAAACATTTGATAAATGCTCATCAACTCGTAAAGGATTTAAAAAAACTTTTCTTTCTAAAAAATCATGATTATCAAATACATGAAATTGCTTTACTTCTGCAGAATAAAATAAACTTACAAGAAGATCAAACCAATCTTCTCTCCAACACATATGCCAATGATAATTTAATAATAGATTTTTTACATACTTTTTATCAAAAGACGAAATGATTTCAAAATCCATGGGAAAAACTTTTCCAAAGAAATCACCTTCTTTATATTTCTTAAATGAATCTACTCTTGCTTTTAAGTATGGCATGGAAAGAGATGGATTTGTTCCGGCAGTTGGAAACATATATTCTTGTCCAGGATATTTTTCTGTATCTAGAATCAAAGCTTCTTTGTAATTTTTTTGTATTGGAATCATTCTAGGTTTTTTATCCCAATATATTTCAAAGACTGTAGGTAAAATTCTAAAAAGTTCATCACAATATCCAGGTGGATCTGCTTCGTCTATGACTTTTTGTCTATACAATTGTCTTGTCAAAGCAGTTGTTCCGGAACGAGGTAAACCACCTACTAGGTCAGGCTTCGTCATTGAGTGTTAAACTCCTAATTACAGTTTCCATAGGCCAAGCTCTCATGCCAACAATCATTTTAAAGCCTCTCCATTTAGTCATATTAAAAGCGGGAATTATTTCTTCAGTTTTGTGAGTCCATTTACCCATAGTCTTTTTCTCAAATCTACTGAAATATCTTTCACGCCTTTTTTGATCTACGTGAACCCTACCATTAAACATATAATGCTTCACATGGCCTCTTTTTAAAGCTTCTTCGCATGCGTGAGCCAAAATGTCAGCACAAATCATCATGCCTTTAAAACCAAGAGCAGGATCAGAAAACAAATTTCCAATATTAGTGTATGGAAAAAGTCTCCAATATGAAATACCAATCATTACTTTTAGTTCTTTGTCTTGATAATAACCAATAGTCTGATGGTTTTGATCAGTTAGCCAAAGTTTCCAAAAGTCTTCATTGAAATAATTTTTATAATCAATATCTTCTTTAGGCATACCCATGAATGTGTCTTGCTTTTCTTGCAAAGCAATAACATCATCAAAATGAGACATATCTAAATTAATGAATTCCATAATCTTTATGTGTCCAAGATTTGATAATCAATTTAATTGGCCATGTTTTATAGCCAACCATATTTTGAAAACCTTTCCATTTAGTCATTTGTCCAGGCTCAATCACCTCTTCAATGCAATGTGTCCAAGATTCTTTCATCAGTCTATTAAAGTTTTCAAAAACAATTCGTCTTCGAGGATGAGTTGCATAATCATACATATCATAACTTGAACATTGATATAATTTTACTATGCCTTTTTCAAAAACAGTATCAAACACAAATTTATCATGATTAGGAATAATAGTTCTTGCAGCAAAACCCACGCTTGGTGCTGTTAGAGCATTTTTCCGACTGGCATATGGCATAAGCGACCATTCGTAGATGCTAGAAAGACACATAAATTTATCATCTTTGAAAGTTGCGTACGAGGATTTGTTTTCACCAATGATCCAATCTTCCCAATATTCTCTTGTATCAAAAGTATCATCAAAACCCAAGGTGTCTTTGCTTACACCCATATGATCTATTTGGGCTTTTGCAATTTCAAATACCCAATCAATATCTTCTTTCTCTAACTTTCTATGTGTTAAATTCATTTTTTTCTTCCTGCAATGGAATGTAGTCTACTTTTATAAGACCTTGTTTTTGAAAATGCTCATGACGAATATGAGGTTTAATTTTTGCACATTTAATAGCAAGATCTATTGGATGTGTTCTATATCCTAGTAGCATTTTTTCAACATCGAATTTTGGTTCTTGACCAGCTGGCACGATATTCTCAATAAAGACATTATACCTTTTAAATGTCTTAGAAGCATTATACCATATTTTTTCTCTTTTGTTCCAAGCTTTAGTTGATGTCACCCAATAAAATTGAGTGTAACCTTTTTCTTCAGCATAATCAGCGCATCCATCAATAGCTTCAGCCATACCCTTAGTTACTTTATAAAAGTTATTGTAATCTGGATCAGTAATCATATTGCCAACATACCAAGTTGGAAGACGTCTTGTCGCAAATCTTTGTGTGACAATCATTCTGAGTTCACCTTTATCCCAAACACCAATTGCTCTACCAGCATTCAATTCACTAGGTAGACCTTCAGGCGTCCACGCAAAGTCCATATGTTCATCCATAAAGATTTTGAATTGTTCTTCAACATTACCAGATGTTCTAGAATTTACACCACCAACTTTTGACAGTTGTAAGTATCTTTTCATCATCAAATCAAAAATGATGTCACCATCATATCGCGTTAATTCACGAGTTGCGCTTGCCATAATATACCTCTAAATTATTTATAAATAGATCATGGATATTAAAACTTATTTACGACCAAGATCTGATTGGTTCAAATACCAACACCTTATTCTTTTTGGACTTTTTGTCTATGCTTTGACTCTTGATGTTTCAAGCACTTATTGGATAGCATCTTTTGCGATGTGGTTCTTTATCATTGCACTTGGAATCAATTTTACATATCATAGATTGCTGAGTCATAAAGCATTCAAGACTTATAAGATTGTAGAATATGCATTTTCATATTTAGGTATGCTTGCAAATACTGGTTCTGCACTTGCTTGGGTCATGATGCATAGACAACATCACCATCATACCGATAAACAATTTGATCCACATTCACCGCACGAACATGGAGCAAAGATTCTATTGTCTTTCTATGACGATTCTTATTTTAAAGAAAAACCAAGTGCTGCTTTGATGTATGCAAGGCATATGCTTAAAGATAAGTTTCATGTTTTTACACATGACTATTATCATGCAATATTGTTAGCTACATACGCTGCAGTATTTTTTACATTTGGTTTTGAAGTATTGCTATTTGGTTTTCTAGTACCATCTTTTATGAGTGTTTTCTCTACTAACATGAGTAATTACTTTAATCATAAAAGCGGATACAGAACTTATGAGACAAAAGATGGAAGTAGAAATACTCCTTGGATGCTGCCAATAGCATTGGGTGAAAACTGGCACAATAATCACCATCATAGACCTAGTGAAGCTTTTCCTGGTGAAAAATGGTGGGAAATAGATCCAGTTAGTCCTTTCGTTCGACTTCTTCGAATCTAATACGCCAAGGCCTGGTACATTCACCTATATTATCTTCGTAGTCGATATCTTTTGAACTAAATAAATTTTTCAGCCAATTAATAAACTGCATTTTCTAAATCCAAGAGTTTTTCGTATGGTGTATTTAATTTACCAAAAACTCTTAGTTGTAGTCGATGACCTTCAGTGATAGGCACGCAGTGTTTTGATGAATCATCAAAATGCCAAAATCTGTATTTGTCTTCAGGAACTTCATGATGAGCATTGAATTCATCTAAATAGTAAAGTCTACCCTCACCGGACATCACATTGATTGTGATACTGCCATTTCCATTTGCATAATACTCTTTATTCATAATTTTGCCTGAGTCGGCATGAATTACGCCTGAAGTATGAGGTAGTAAAGAAATAACTCGAGTGGTAGTGACATATTCAAATGGTAGTTTTTCAATAACAGATTTTGTATAAGGTACATCATCTCTCCATTGCCAAGGTTTATCATGTTGAATCCAAAGCGGTGTAGTTCTATTTTCATTCCAACTTTGATTTTTAGATCTTTCATCAACATATGTAAGATTGTTCATGAAAAAAGTGTGTGGACCTTCAACTAGTTTACCAGAAGTGTCATAATGCTTTACCCAATTTGTCTTTTTGAAAAGATCTTCATTAAAACCGTCAAAAGGTTTATGACGAGACTTACCATCTTCAAAAGTTGTAGTTGCTACAATACTTTCGTGTAGAACTCCAGCACTTGCCATTTCCCAAACAATTTCTTCAGCATCAAATTCAAATTGTTCTTTTAAAGGTGCAAAAATAGGTATCATAGATTTTTTACTGCTACAAATTGATCTACATAATTTATAGTTTTAGGCTCATCAAGAAATTCTAAGTCTTTATATGTGTCACAATTTTTAAGACCAAAAGCAGTACCTTTGCCATCGGCTATTCTTCTTAAAAATTTAAAGAGCCAAGAATTGTAACTGTTGAAAGTCAAATAAGCTTTTTTGTATCCGTTGTGCTTTGCCCATTCGAATTGAGCTGGAAAGATATAGTCACCATGTACGTATTTTGTACGCCAATCTCTCAGAGTCCAAGTACGAGCGCCACAAATTACTGTATCAATTTCATTTTCAAAGTGATATGCTCCTGATACAGCAACGAGTTCACCATCAATATATCCTAAAAAGAGTCGACCTGTGTCTTCATCATACTTAAATTGGTGGAAGATTTGAGAATATAAAGTATGAGGTTTATCAGACCAAGACATATTAATATGAGCTGGTTCACGAAAATCATTGTAAGCTTTATCACAAAAAGATTTCAACTGTTTTCGCAGATCGTCATCTGCTTCGAGTCTTTCTCTTGTAGTCAGTATTACATCAACATTCATACAATAGTTATACTCCATTCGAATAAATAGTTTATGGAAAAGAAAAGTGACGATTTAAATAACGAAATCATTGAAGTGAATGATAGTGTCTCTAAGATGCTTCAGCACAGGACAGATGATTACGAGTATGCAAGAGAGGTCCTTTACGCGGCGTCGGAGCGCCTACAAGACATACTTGATAGTGCGGTTCAACTCGCGCAGGAGTCCGAGCACCCGCGGGCCATTGAAGTCGCATCTAACTCTGCCCAAACTTTAGCTGATGTTGCTGGTCGTATTATGGACCATCATCTTAAAACAAATAAGATGAATGGACAAATCGAAAGCGAAAAGAATGTAACCAACAACAATCTGAATGTAAAACTGAATACGAAGGACTTGCTTGAACTTTTAGGCAAGGAATAACTATATAATGCCTCAGTCGATTGCGGCACAAGAGTACAATTCCAAACTACATGATGGTTGGAAAAAGTTTGGTGACAATTTCTATGCCACCAAAAAGGATTTGTTGTTAACTCTTGCCAGCCGAAGAAAATTTCCAGATGCACCTAATGCAATAACACACCCAGAGCTTTTTGAAAAAACTCAAGATGTAAGTCATTATATTGGTAATCCTAATATTAAGGCTGCTCACCAAAATCTTGACTATACTCCTGAACAGTTGAGAGAATACAAAAAGTGTATGGAAGATCCTATCTATTTTGCTGAAACATATATGAGAATTATGTCAGTGGACTTTGGTGAAATACCATTTACACTATATGATTTTCAGCGAGATATGATTTCTGATTTTAAAGAGAATAGATTTAACATCTGCAAACTTCCTCGTCAGTGTGGTAAATCTACAACTAGTGTTGGTTTCATTCTATGGTTTATATTGTTTAATGCAGGTAAAACAGTTGGTATTCTCGCAAACAAAGGCGAGCTCGCGCAAGAAATTCTTGGTCGCTTGCAGCTCGCATATGAAAATTTGCCTTTTTGGCTGCAACAAGGTGCAGTATCATTCAACAAAAGATCCGTAACATTAGAAAATGGTAGTAAAGTAATTGCAACATCTTCTTCTGGTTCAGCTGCTCGGGGTATGTCATTCTCACTAATCTTCCTAGATGAGTTTGCTTTTGTTCCACCAAATGATGCTGAAGACTTTTTTAGATCAGTTTATCCTACAATTTCATCCGGTTCAGACACAAAGATGATTATTGTTTCAACTCCTAAGGGTATGAATCATTTTTATAAAATGTGGACTGAGGCTGAGAAAGGTAAGTCAGCTTTTAAGCCAATTGAAATTAATTGGTGGGATGTTCCAGGTAGAGACGAAATTTGGAAAGAAGAGCAAATTGCTAACACTTCAGAAGATCAGTTCAGACAAGAATTTGAATGTCAATTTATTGGTTCAGCAAATACTCTAATTTCACCAACAAAACTAAGTTCAATTCCATTTGTCGATCCAATCAAACAATATGAAGGCGTAGATTATCATGAAGAAGTTATACCCAATCATAATTATCTTATCTGTGTTGATACTGCTCGAGGCATTCGTCTTGATTATTCTGCCTTTACTGTCATCGATATAACTCAAATACCTTATAAAATTGTAGCAAAATATAGATCAAATGATATATCACCTATGATCTTTCCACAATTTGTTTCTAATATTGGTAAGTATTACAACAATGCTTGGGTTCTTGTAGAATCAAATGATATGGGTGGTCAAGTAATTAACTCATTGGTATTTGAATTAGAATATGAAAATATGCTGAAGACAGTTGCAAAAGGCAGAGCTGGTAATCAGTTAGGCGGTGGACCAAATTCTAAATTTGGCGTTACAATGTCTCACTCAGTAAAAACAAATGGATGTTCAAACTTAAAAACTCTTATTGAAAATGATAAGTTTATCATTAATGATTATGATGTATACGTTGAATTGACTACATTTGTAAGAAAAGGTAATTCGTCAAATAGCACTTTTGCTGCTGAAGCTGGTACAAACGACGATTTGGTGATGTGTCTAGTTATGTTTGGTTGGGCTTCTGGTACTGAGTACTGGAAAGAACTAACAGAAAACGATCCAGCAAAATTGATGTATAAAGAAAGAGCTGAAAAAGAAGAAAAAGGAATGCCAATTGGTTTCCTTAACTACGATAACACATATCCTACAATCGACCAATCAGGTGATATGTGGACACCAGTTACTGAAAATGATCGTCCAGAATGGTTTGACGATGTTTATCGCAATTGGGATCCAGACTTTGATAGCAAGTTTTGAAAGTGGGAAAGTAATAAATACTTTGTGCATAACAGATCTCATGATGGTGAGGTTTCTGTGAAAAATAAATACTAGTAGAATTCTATATAGGAGTCATTCAAATGGCATTTTTAGTAAGCCCAGGTGTTCAGGTAAAAGAAACTGACCTGACCAATATCATCCCAGCTGTCGCAACATCCATTGGTGGTTTTGTTGGCGATTTTAAATGGGGTCCAGTAGATGAAGTAACTACAGTATCTAGTGAAGCCAACCTCATCGAGCAATTTGGTTACCCAGTTGCTACGACTGCTTATAGCAATAGAACAGATTGGTACGCAGTAGCAAACTTCCTCGGATACTCAAACAATACTCAACTTGTTAGAGTTGTCGGTGCAGCATCTTATAATGCTAGCGCAGCAGGTGATAGCGATAACGCTATGCCGTCAGACTCAGACGCTCAAATCAAGAATGCAAATGATTTTGCAACAGATTATACAAGCTTAACCCACGCTCTTTACGCTAAATATCCAGGCGCTTTGGGTAATGGCTTAGGTGTTGCCGTTATCGATGCTGCTATCGATAGTGATAACTTCAACACACAGAAACTTTTTGCTAACGTAACTGCTTCTGATCTTTTTGATACTGCACCAAGTACTTCTACTTGGGGAGTTAAGTATGACTCAGATCTTAAAGACGAATTGCATGTTGTTGTATATACCACAAACGAAACTTTGACTGGTACAGCAAATGAAGTTCTTGAAACTTATGCTTATGTATCAAAAGCTAAAAACGCTTTGGATGATAACAATGGTAACAACTACTTTGTAAACGTAATCAACGATAATTCAAAATGGATTTGGGCTCAGCCTAACTTCAATACAAGCGTTGATTCAGATTCTTCAGTTCATAACATTGGTGATACTCTTACTACTCTTGCTGAGAATAAGAAATTTAAATTCATCGGTGCTTCAACTGACGATACTACAAAAGCTAGAATCTTCACCCTTTCTGGTGGTACTGATGTCGCTGCAACAGACGGTATCAAGCAAACTGGTTGGGATCTTTTGGGTGATGCTGAAACGGTTGATGTAAACCTTATTATTACTGGTGATAACACAGCCACGATTCAAAAATATGCAATTAGTAAAGCAGAGAAAAGAAAAGATGCTATCGCATTTGTCTCGCCAAGCTCTTCAGTTGCTACATCAAACCCAACTGCAAAGAATATCGCAGGTTACTTTGCAGGATTTAACAGCTCATCTTATGCAGTCTTTGATAGTGGTTGGAAACGTCAGTATGACAAATACAATGACGAATTCTTTGATATGCCGCTGAACCCAGATATTGCTGGTGTTACTGCAAGAGCTGAATTTACAAATGACGCATGGTTCTCTCCAGCTGGTCTGAATAGAGGCTTTATCCAAAATGTGGTAAAACTTTACTTCAACCCAGATCAAGCTGGTCGCGATGAACTTTATAAAAACAGAGTGAACCCAGTAATCACCCAACGCGGTGTTGGTACAATTCTCTTTGGTGATAAAACTGCACTGAGCAGACCATCAGCCTTTGATAGAATTAATGTTCGCAGACTGTTTATTGTTCTCGAAAAAGCCATTGCTACAGCTGCTAAGTTCCAACTCTTTGAATTCAATGATGATTTCACTAGAGCTAACTTCGTAGCAGCTGTTGAACCGTTCCTTGGCGATGTGAAATCTCGCCGTGGTATGACAGACTTTAGAGTAGTTTGTGACACTTCAAACAATACACCAGCAGTAATTGATGGTAACAGATTTGTAGCTGATATCTATATCAAACCAAATCGTTCGATCAACTTCATTACTCTGAACTTTACGGCAGTAAGAACTGGTGTTAGCTTTGAAGAAGTTGCAGGCGCATAATAGGAGAAAATTAGATGTCACAACGTATTGATGATTTCAAAGCTGCACTAGTTGGTGGAGGTGCTCGCGCTAACTACTTCCGAGTCATTCCACAGTTTCCTGGTGGTATTACAAACACGGACGATACTGGTCTAGGTCTTTCTACTTTAGGTTCATTTATGATCCAAACAGCCGGTCTTCCAGCTAGTACTTTGAGTGAAATTGCAGTACCATATAGAGGTCGTGAACTTTATGTCGCTGGTGATAGAACATTTGATGTTTGGAATATCACAGTTTTGAATGACAATAACTTTGCTCTTAGAAATGCTTTTGAAAGCTGGATGAATAATATCAACCAACATGTGAATAACAACTCTGCTGGTGGTATCGATGCTGGTGATATTAACACATACATCCAAGACTGGACAGTTGAACAACTTTCTAAAGGCGGTGATGTGGTTAAGTCATACACTTTCCGTGGTTGCTTCCCAACTACAGTCGATGAGATTCCTCTCGACTATAGTTCAACTGACACCATTGAAACTTTCGGTGCTACAATCAGATATCAGTATTGGACATCTAATACTACTGATAACGTAGGCTAATTTAGCCTGCCGGCTCGCGAATAAATATATTATATTATGAAAAATGAAGGTGACAAATGGCAGAAGCAAAAGAAGAGCTTTTCGGTTTTGAACTAGTTTCCGGCGATAACAAACGTAACTTAAGTTCTCCAGTTCCTATCGCTATCGATGATGGCACGGAACTTCCAGTTGGTGGTAGAATTGGTTACACATACGAAGGTTATGAAAAAGCGAAAACTGAGCATCAACTAGTAGCTCAGTATCGCGAAATTAGTTTCTATCCTGAAGCAGATGCAGCAATCGATGATATTGTAAATGAGGCATTCGTTGTCGAACATCATCGCGCTCCAGTGTCTATGAGACTTGATTATCTTAATGTAGATGATCGCATTAAAGAGTCTCTCAGAAAAGAATTTCAAAAAGTTCTTGGTCTTTTAAAATTCCAAAAGAAATCTTACGAAACATTTAGAAATTGGTATGTTGATGGACGTTTGTACTATCAACTTATTATTGATGAGAACTCTCCTAAAGAAGGCATCCAAGAAGTTAGACCTATTGATGCTTTGAAAATTAGGAGAGTTGTAAAACCTATCTATGATAAAGATAATAGAACAGGTGTTCCAACGTTGAAAGACGTTGATGAACATTTTGAATTCTCGCCTGATGGTGATATGAATTCATCTGTAAAACTTTCAAAAGACTCAGTAGCATTTTGTCCATCAGGCCTTGTTGATAGAAACAAAGGTATGATTATTGGTCATCTGGATAAAGCAATTAAACCATTCAATAATCTGCGTTCTATGGAAGACGCATTGATTGTTTATCGTATTGCAAGAGCTCCAGAACGTAGAATCTTTTATGTAGATGTGGGCCAGCTGCCAAAGATTAAAGCTGAACAGTATCTTCGTGATATGCAAAATCGTTTTAGAAATAAAATTGATTATGACCCATCAAGTGGTTTGATCAGAGATAACCGCAGATTCATGTCTATTCTAGAAGATTTTTGGCTTCCAAGAAGAGATGGTTCTAAAGGTACTGAAATTGATACACTTCCAGGTGGTGCTAATCTGGGTGAACTTGATGATGTTCAATACTTCAAAAACAAATTGTATGAAGCTTTGAATGTTCCACAAACTCGTATTAATGGTGGTGATACTGCTTTTCAAATTGGTAGAGCTACAGACATTACAAGAGATGAACTGAAATTCGGTAAGTTTGTTCAAAGACTTAAGAAACAATTTAGTGAAATCTTTAATGAAATTATGAGAGTGCAGTGTTCTCTTACTGGTGTTTGTACTGCAAATGAGTATGACGAAATGCGTCAATATATCACATATGATTTTGTCGAAGATACGCATTTCCAAGAGTTGAAAGAACTCGAGTTACTTCAAGACCGCATGAACATGCTGCAAACTGTAACTGAATATGTTGGTAAATATTACTCAATTGAATGGGTACGTAAAACCGTTCTTGGTCAGTCTGAAGAGGACATCGCAAGAATGGATGATCAAATTATGCAAGAGATCGAAAAAGGTCAGATTAACACAGAAGAAGATCAAACTGATCTGTTTGGTGGATAAGGATGCCATTACCTAGAACAAAACAAGGACTTGCTGATTATATTTTGCGCCAATTGGGCGCTCCAGTTGTTAACGTTGAAATTTCAGATGTGCAACTGGAAGATGCTATTGATGATGCCGTACAAATGTTTCAAGAGTACCATTACGATGGTGCAGAAAGAGCATATAGAGTTCTCAAACTTGACACTCAAATGATCAATGAGAATCAAAGACGTCACCAAAATCTTACAGCTAAAAAGTTTAATTCAGATTCCGAATATAAAGTCGGAGCCCGTGTTTTGTATCAACTTGACTCAGATAAAGGTGAGTTGATCTATATCAAGACTGATAGTGAATATGGTCAAAAAGTAGTGTATGATTCTGAGGGCGATTCAGATGGAACAATTGTAAATATTACTACAGATTCTGATGGTAGTTTTAGAACTAACTTTACGGAAGAAAGTCTTTATCTAAGAGATTCATATGTTCTTACAGATGGTGGTCAAGTAGGTATTAGAGTACCAGAAAATATTATTTCAATTTCTAGAGTACATAAGGTTGATAGTTTCTCTTCAACTGGTATGTACAATTATGAATATCAATACTTCTTGAATAACTTTGACGCATTTTATGGTAATGCTGCAGGTTATGGTCTTACTGGTTATTATATTCAAAAACAATATGTTGAGTATATTGACTTCATGCTGAATACATCTCCAGCAATTAGATATAGTAAAGCAAAAAATAGACTTTATTTAGATATTGATTGGAAAAGACCAAAGAAAAACAATTACTTCTTGATTGAATGCTATGAAGTTACCGATCCTGATATTATTGGTGATGCATACAAAAACACTTGGATCAAAAAATAT